ATTCTTTTCCTGATTCATCAAGAGCTCTCTTTCATGCAAAGAATAAAACTCAAAAAAAAGCTCTTCCTGGTAATGATTGCAAGTTTTACATTGAAAATCATATATCGGCATTATTTACCCCCGAGAAGAGATTGAGCCAGCTGCTCAGCCGGAAGCTCACCGGATGCACCTATATCTCTTTGTTCTTCTGGTGGTGTTGTTGGTTGTATTGGAGCCTCTTTTTGTACTTCTTCTTCTAGGAAGTTTCGAGGCAAATCATATAATCGAATAATCTCCTCTTTTACCTTGCTCATTGGAACACCTAGCCCCTGGAGAATCGGAAGCAGCTGCACAAGATTGTTTTTCTTGATTGCTTCAGAGAGAGGAGTGCTCGACTGGTCAAGAGCTACAATTTTAAACTTTGCATCTAAGTCTTTAGCCGTGATAATCTTTGGTACTCCATTTACCTCGATTGTTGCAAGCTCATTCTCCTCAGCAAGGAGAGCAATCATCCTGAGATATACGAGAGCAATCTGCTCAATAGCACCATCTCTCTCTCTTGCGAGCTTACCAATCTCAGAAGCAGAATACTGAGCAAGAGCTGTAATTTCTGTTGCTGTGGCCTTTGTTGCTTCTCCTCTGGAGAAAGGAGCTAGAATCGAGCCTCGATTTATATCTTGCTCGATATAGTTTTGATACCGGTCGAAGTTGGTTGAGATAGGCTCGACACCAACCGAAGCAATCAAACCAGCAAGGCTCTCCTCATCAACGGCAATCATAGCACCATCAACACCAGAAGTAATCTTTGCAAGAGCTTCCTCATCAAATGAGCCTTCTTTGTACAAGTATTGCCTTGAGTCTCTTCTTACTGCATTTGCCCAGTAGGTTCTCAATATATTCTTCTCATAAAACTGGTCATACACTCGAGCAACAGCACTCAAGCCACTCATAGGTTTTTCAGGCTTGCGAGAATAATACAGAGGCACAATTGGAGAAAGAGGTTGATCATCATACGTACGGAGAGGAATCTGCTCTCTCAATAAGAGCTTTTCACCTTGAGCATAGTTATGAGACCAGAAATACACCTGGTCATAAGCGAAATCATAAAGCTCAACAATCTTGATATAAAGATAATCATCAGGTAAATCTTGAATCTTTCCAGAGTATTTTTTATCTGTTGCTTTAAAATAATCTTCTTTTGGAATCGGGTTAAACTTCTTATTACCAAACCTCTCTCGAGCTTCAGGAAGAGAAAGATAATACACGTGACCAGCAAACCGCTGAGAGCTCCAGCTGCTAGCATCCATATCAACTATCACCTCCCAACAAGGAAGAGCTCGTATTGAAACACGCTCAAGCAAGTCGTCAGATTGCTGAGGAGAAAACTTAAAGAAGGAGCAAGGATAAATCAAGCCGAGCCTCGAGCCGTTTTCAAGATGCTCTCTCTTGTCGAAGAGGAAACGATTTGCAACCTCTTGAGCAAGCTCAGGAGTACCCTCAATCATAGCAGCATCCTTGCCAACAACGACAGCCGGGTTACGAGAGAACAGAGAAGCAATAAAGCCCTCAACATAAGAGAAGCAATCTGCAGTCTCAACACGAATCATATCAGAGTTAATTGTACTCCAGCTCGAGCTCCAGAATTCATTTTCATACACATCACGATAACGCTTGAGATTTGCTCTCTCTTGCTTCCAGTAGTCCTCATGCTCAGATAGTATTGTTTGAATGAGACGAATTATATCTGTTTCGTTTTGCCTAGCCATCAGTATCTCCTATGTTGAGCAATAGCAGCTCCAGTCTGTTGCTTTATACTCTTGCTTCTTCTTGTTTTCAACCATCCAGGTAAAAAACTATCTGTTTTCAATCTTACCTTTTTGAGAGCCAAATTTGCAAGAGCTAAAGCCATCGCATTATCACAATGAGATTTACCATTGTGACCAAACTTAACCAATCCGTTTTCATCTATGATGATAGCTCGTAAATCAGAGACCGTCTCAGAGTCGAGCACGTTGATTCTCTTTGAGCGTATATCTTTGGCTAAATCCTCAAAAATCATAATCTTATTACCTGCATTTGTAGCAAAATCACGTCCTTTCTCATCCTTCCAGATATGAGCATATCCAGCATGACGCAGCTCATTGAGAACGACTAAACCTTGAGTCATAGCCTCGACAAGCACAACAGCCTTATTATATCTGATTGCAGCATTGAGAATATACTCAGCAAAATCTTCAGGTTTTATCGTGTTGCTTCGAAACTGGAGGACAACCTGGTTAGTTTTTTTGCTCATAATCACAAAAGCAGATTTATCACGACCAACACCAGCAGCAGAATCAGCACCAAGAGCATACTCGTCATCATCTTGAGGCTCAGCATACGTAACCCACTGTTGACCGTCATACGTTTGCACAATCGTGAGCTCTTGAAAATCAGCATACTCGAGGAGAGTTGAGCCGGTTGTTTGATAAGCCTCCTCAACCGTAGCCGGGTATTCTCGCACAAATTTTGATTTGTTGGTTTGCGCGATTTTTGCACGCCTCCAACATAATTGCTCATCAGTGAGCTCAAATCTTCTCTTCAGCTCCTGCTCTTCTATCGTTGTTTTCCAGTCTCCAGGAGTTGTTTTTTGATATGAGGAATGTTTATACCAAGCAAAGAAGAGAAAACTCCAATCGTGAGGAGAATGTTCTTTATTGAGATACTTACCAATCTCATTATCAAGAGCATCCCCTGGAAAGTTGGCTGTTGATTCGTAAATCAAAGTACCATCATTCACCGCAGAAGTAGCCGCAGCAAGCAGCTCCTCAGGTTCCTTCGCAAAAGCAAACTCAGATATGTGCACCATCTCAGCCGTAAAGGAGCGAGTAGTACCATCAGCACGGGCACTCATTCCAAGGATACGAGCACCAGTCTCAAACTTGAGCTCAAGCTGATTGTTGATTTGCAGCTTGTTGAGAGCCTGTACTTCTCCAGGAAGAGAATTATAATAGGTATGATGCATCCTCATTATTTGTTTCGTAGCGTCGCTCTTGTGAGTAAGGACAACGATTGTAATCGGATGGACGGACGTAAAAGCTTTTGCGAATAGCCAAGCTGAGATACCAGTTGAGGCACCAACTTGACGAGGCTTGAGGATGATAACGCTCTTGCCAGTATTGAGCTGAGCAATAATCTCCTCTTGCTCTTCATTGAGGTTCAGAAAAGCCTTCTTTCCTCCTTTTGTAATAATCGTAAGCTTCTCAATAAACTCATTGAGATGCTTTGAGAGGAAATCAAGAGCATTAAAATCAGGCATTACCAGCGAGCCAATCCTGGAGACTCAGAGAGCTGCTCTCCTCTGTTATCTGCTCATATCTCTCAAGAACATATTTTGCAGCCTCAACTCGAGCTCTCTCATTCTCTCCACTAGTGAGGACTTGACTCAAACACGCATGAGCATCTCCGATGAGAGTTTGCACCAATGTTTCTGGTGTTGGTTGTGCTGTTGCTATTCTAAGAGTTTGATTCTGAGCTTTTCTTTCCTGGAGAGCTGACTTGAAATCTTCAGCTTTAAGCCAACGATGCAACGTAACTCTTGTAACCTTAATCACCTCAGCAACCTCAGTAATCTTGCTACCTCGAGCAAGCATCTTGAGAGCCTTCTCTTGTTTCTTTGATAACATTACTCCTCACTCCTCTTGTAACATCAGTAACAACACTGTAACATAAAAAAAGAGCTGCTTAATAAAAAACAGCTCTACGGTGTTGGCTCAAACTACCATATCACACATGTAACATTGAGCTCACAACTTGTCACCTCTTTTATAATCATTCTCAACAATGATACGAGCGTTCTCTTCCCAAGGTTTTTTATTCAACTCAGAAAGAACTCTACAGATAAAAACTAAATTTGAGACTTTTGGCTCATGTTTATCTCTCATATAGTAATAAAACAAACCGGTATCAATACCAACTCGTTTAGTAAACCAAGCAACGTCTTTATTATAATTTGCTAACGTATCTCTAACATATTGCCAGCCAGCTCGATAACGCTTTTGCGGTAAAATCATCTCTCCTCCAACATCATAAAAACCTCAATCCAGAGCTTTTCAGGAGCATCTTGAGTCTCAGAGCAGATAACTGATATGATACGATGAGCAGTCTTGAGAGACGGGCAAGTATCTCTTTTGTAGTAGTTGATAACAGAATGAGAGATACCAGCTTGAGCAGCAAGCCAAGTTTTAGTTAACCTATTTTTTTCGAGATGATTCTCTAACCACATACCAAAATTCATTTTT